CAAGTACATACGAGATGCATTGTTATCCCCACCAGAAACACTACGCTTCTTATCTAGGTTAGCGATGATGCGCTTCAACGAGGCAGTATCGAACACCAGTGTTGCAAATGTTTCATCACCGATACATAGATTGTGGAACCAGTAATCTGATTCCGTAGCGTTGATGCCGCTTGGTTTACCGTAGCACTCGTATTCAATCGCAATGTTACCAGTCTTTTGCCATACATCTCTTTCACTTTTCACCTCTATCTTTTTGTCCTGTAGCATATCAGCTACCTGTTGCTCACGTACCTTTCCATACTCTAAATCAATGTCAAACTTCTTGCGGTCTTCAATCTTTGGCTCTAGGTTTTTCATTGGTGTTCTCCTTCTCTGCATGTTTCTGTTTAAGTTTCTGCCATTCGTCCCACTGCTCCGACTTGCGGGGTGGGTTGTGTATTAACCAACCCTCGCCCCGTTTCCATATCAATTCTTTACTCATTAAAGTAATTGTTTAGGATGTCAAGTCTATCTTCATGCGATGCAATTCTATCCAGTTCACCTTGCATAGCTTCCATTATGTCTGAATGTTCTCCAATCCCTACAGGATTACGTAAGTAACATTCTATATTAGCAACATGCAGTGCTATATTAGCCTGTGCATGTTTACGTAATACTTCTAACATCTGTTCTCTCATATGTCAACTCCTTTTTTATGCGGCGTTTAAGTCTACAATCTCACAAGCATCTGCAGTACACGCTAACTCACGTCCACCTGATGTTGTATCTTCCTTCTCAAACTCCTGTAGCAGTGACCAGTCCACACTCGTAGGCATCTGTGCCAGCATAGCATCATACTCGTCTTCTGTACAGTCCTGATATGGTGCTTGCTTGTACGTATGGTCACTGAATGGTAGGAAGCTGATGCCTGACACTTCATCGAAGTGTTTGTACACCCATGCACCTACGTCCATCCATTCAGATTCTTTTACAGAGATTGTTACACTAGGCTTGTGTTCACACCAGTGACGCTGGTAGGTAAGCCACAACTCTAGCTGTTCAATAGCTGTCAAGATTGTACGTGTCACTGCACCTCGTGGTGATGCCATAGGAAAGCTGAACACTGTAGTAGATTCAGGCTTCATAACATCTGCCTCTGCTGGGATACCTTGAGATGTAAGGAACTGCGTTAGTGGGTCTTTGTTGTCACCACGTACAGTACGGATGTAGTGTGCATTGTGCCTTGCATGAATGCCACTGGCACTATCTACAAGCTGTGACACTGTACCGCTAGGCTTCACACAGGTGATTGCTGTTGACCGTGGGATACCTAGCTTCTTAGCCATACCTTTGTTAGTTTCTACAGCTACCTCACGTAGCAATTCAAGTGTAGAACTAATGTTTGTGCCTAGTGTGGCACTGTTACCTGACAGCAGTTCATTGTCCATGATACCAGTAAGTGATACACCCAACAGTCTTTCTTCCTCTGTGTTCTTCTTCCAGATGTTACGCAGATACTTGAAGTCAGTCAGTGTTGACTGGAATGTACCCAAGATTGTAGCCAAGCCTACCTTAGTAGCTAGTGTCTTTTCTGTATCACCAGCACGTGCTACTACCTCTGACAAATTACAGAACTGGTATGGGCGTAGGATTATCTCACTGCAAGGGTTGCAACCGAAGTCATGGTCAGCATCACGTCTGCCATTCTTAGCCGCTTGTACTTGTGCTGACTTACGGTTGAAGATACCACGTTCACCTGACTTACTCTCGTACAGTGACACCCATTCACGCATGAATGTACCCATCTCAGGCTTAGTCTTGTACGCTACAGAGTTATTAGCTAATGCACGTTGACCTTCATTCTCCCACCACATGCCTGACTTAGCATGTGCCATCTGGTCATCATTAAGATTAGACAATGAAATCAATGCACTACGGCGTACACCACCGACTACAACAACCTCACCAATCTTACACATGATGTCATGGCATTCAATAGGAAACAGCTTACGACCTGCCGCACCCCTAAACTTGTCAATGACGAACTGAAATAGTTCTTCCAATGGCTCTGGGCCTGATGCTCTACCACCGAATGTCTTGAGTCTCTCACCTGCGGCACGTACTTGTGATACGTCCCACTTAGGTACTTGACCAGCATATAGCATAGCAATCAACTCACGTAGTGACTTAGCCCAGCCGGGTCTGCTATCACCCACCTTGATTACTGTATCTGTAAGGTGCATGTCTTCATTAACTGTAGGCATCTTCTCTATGTTGTGTCTCTCCACAGAGAAGCCTACACCTGTGCCACACATTAAGATGTACATAGTCTCATCGAATGCTCTAGGGCTATCCACAGGGACGTATGAGCAGTTGTATGCCCCTACGTGGCAACGGTCTAGTGCAGGGCCAGATGTCATCAAGGCTCTCATGCTAGGCATGATGTCTTGGTTCAGTACCGCTTGCTCTAGTTCACTACGTAGGCCATCATCCAATACATAATTGCAGGTAGAGTACAGGTGATTCTTCATGTAATCAAAGTATCGTTCTACTGTCTCACCCCATGTCTCACGGCGTTGTTCATCTTCTTTCCATCGGGCATACCGTGATAGCGCGATGAAGTTTTGATAGTCTGTTGGTAGGTAATTGCTTTTCATATCTGTCACTCCGTTATAGTTCGTATTGTTCTAATATCAGCACCGTCTACGTCATAGAAGTATTCACGTATGCCATCCTCTATCTCTTCCCCCACCATACCATCAGCAGGAATGGGGTACTCTTCTTCATCTACATCAATGTTGATAAATACTTTAACTCTCATCACTAGCCGCCACATCTTCTAGCAATGTATTCAAGTACCATTGTGCTTTCTGTAGGTCTTCTAGTGGCTTACCCTTGTAGTCAAAACGCCACATATATTTCATTATGTTACCTTGTAAGTAGTACTTGAAGTTTGGACCTAGTGCCGCTTGTATAGCTGAAATACATTCAATGCCAGACTGATTGTAATGCTCTGGGCTATTGACCATATCTACTTCTGCGGCGGCTTGTTTCATGTATGCTTCATGTCTCATGCGGAACCTCCTGTCTTTGTGTTAAAGTTAAGATGAACTACATTACCATCATATTGTTTCTCAACGCCCATCTCTTCTTCAAGTTCTACATCAATATCCATCTCGTTGTCAATAACTTTCATTACATATTCATGCACAATGTTACGTATGCTTTCTTCCTGTTCCATGATAGGCACAGTAGCACATATCATCTTACAGAAGTGCATGACATTACTATAGTCTTCATCGTCCATAGGATTGTCAGGGAACGCCATGATTGAGATGTCTATCTCCCCACTCCATGTACCATCGTCATCAGCAAAAGGTCTCACTCGTATTACAAAGTCTTCGTCTTGTATCTTCTCCATCATATCTTCTTTGTTCATTTCTTGGTTCTCCTCTTCACTGTTGAGTTCGGGTGACTAATAAAGTCAGGGTGTTTATCTTTTCCTTTTTCTTTGAGCCAGTCTTCTGGAATGATTCTGTCATAGTATCTAAAACCATTCTTTGTACACCAGTCACCGTATGTTGACTTTGCTCCCTTACGTATTTTACTACGGCTATTTTCAAACACAAATCGTATCTAAGTTAGGATGTTGTTTCTTAACTTCAAGATGCTTGCGTCTGTCTGCCGCCATGAACCTACCTTTTACCTCAATTATAATACCATTGTCAAGTATTATATCAGGCGTATAGGTACGGTAGGCTAGGTCTTGCCATTCAATCTTAACAGCTTCGTATCTGAATGATACCTTATCTGCCTTCAATCTCTCTGCAATAGTCAACTCTAGCCCACTACGATACCCATACTTACGTGCGGTTCTCCATGCCTTATGGTGCAACTACATCTCCTATGTATGATACAGTCGGGGGTGACTTAGCTTTGGACATTACTGCTGGTAGTTCAGTTAATGTATCCCAGCAATCAAAGCGGTAATTACAGAACCTACAGCCATCGTTGAGTACCTTGTTGCCTGTCT